GCCGTGCACGTGTTTATGTACTCAACGGTAAGGGTCGTTTAGAGTTTGTGAAGTCTGAAGGCAAAGACAGATACACTTACGTAACGATTGAGTCGCTCAAGCGGTTCATGAGTGAGCGTAATCTATGGCAAGAGGCTGTCAATGACCGACCTGAGAAGAAAGCGACGTATATCCCTACTGGAAGACCTAGGGGTCGTCCACGTAAAGTCCAAGCGACAGAATCCTGAGCATGACGAACAGGTCAACCTGTTCAACTGGATAAAGTACAACGAACCCCGCCATCCGAAGCTTAGAGGAATCTTTGCTGTACCGAATGGCGGGTATCGCAGTAAAACCACTGCGGTAAACATGAAACGAGAAGGTCAGAAGGCAGGAGTCTGGGATATCTTCATTCCTCATCCTAAGTTCTTAGATGGAGAACTTGTGTACCTTGGAATGTGGATAGAGATGAAGGCTGGTAAAAATCGTCTAACAAACGAACAGAAGAACTTCAAAGAAATCCTATCTGAATGTGAAGCAGAATACGCTTGGGCTGTGTGCTATACGTGGCATGACGCAGCCAAGCGTATTTGTGATTATCTAGATATCAAAGTCTCGCCTTTTGAGTCTGAAAGTAATGACACTCAGTGAATCAGAGTTTTTAGCACTTTGGTCGTATCGGACACAAACCTGCAAAAGTGACTACGATATAGTCACTTCTCCACTTACAAATGATGAACGACTCACAATTCTATGCAAGCGTGAGTCGTTTGCCATGTTTGGAGTTGACTGGTACTGTCTTGACGCAAAGCAAAAAACCAACGTCGTGAATAACGTCCATAGGAAATACTACGAAAATGAGTTCATCGGTTAGCGTTGTTTGGTTGACACCAGACGCAGAGATAAAGATTGCCAAGATGGCACGTGTATCGAACCCAGACAACCAGAATGCACCGCCAGACAGGCTGATTGCTTACTGCATCCGAAAAAAGCACTGGTCTATCTTTGAAATGTGCAATATGTGTCTTGATATACACACACGCCGTGATATATCAGCACAGTTTGCAAGACATAGTTCTATCCGAATCCAAGAGTTCAGCCAGCGTTATGCAAAGGTTACTGAAGAGATAGAACTTCCAGACTTGAGACTACAAGACGCAAAGAATCGTCAAGCAAGTAATGCTTGGGAAGATTGTGCCGAGAAGGACATCGCCAAAGCAAAGATTGCCGAGCTCTTTGAAAAACAACAAGAAGTCTATGACTATCTTCTTGAGCAAGGCGTAGCCAAAGAATGTGCTCGTTCAGTACTGCCTATCTGTGCACCTACACACATCTATGCAAATGGAAACATCCGCTCTTGGATTCACTACATTGAAGCCCGTGCAAACAAAGATGCTCAGGGTGAACACGAAGAACTAGCCAAGCAAGTCAAAGAGATTTTCATCAAGCATTTCCCTATTACTGCTAAGGCATTGGAGTGGACTCTGTGAGCCTCTACACGTACCGTGGAAGGCTTATACGAGTTGTTGACGGGGATACTATCGAAGTTGACATCGACCTTGGATTTAACGTCCTTTTAGGGCAGCGGAAACTCCGCCTTGCAGAACTGGACACACCTGAAATCAAGACCGATGAAGGCAAGTACGCAAAACAGGTTACGACCGACTGGTTAAAAGAAAACACTATTTCAAAAAAGCAGTTGACAGAGTCTATAACCTATGTTACATTCGAAACACTAAGCGACAAACCTGATAAGTATGGTCGCATCTTAGCCAAAGTCTATGGGAAGGACGGGGCTACGCTAAATCAGTATCTAGTAGATAAGGGGATAGCGAAACCTTACGACGGTGGGAAGAAGACGTGAGATTAGTTTATGGCTGGTTCACTGATAGTCGGCTTGGAAGTATCAGTGCTTCTGCACGGTACCTTTTGATTGCATCCGAATGTTGGTCACGGTCAAATCGAACGCTCGGTCAAGTGTCGAAGCAAAAGATGCTTGAAATCATGGTCACGTGTGCAGTCACTAAAGAGCATGCATACGAGTTGATAGATTCAGGACTGATGTACTTTGAAGATGGTTCTTTTACTATCGTTGGGCTTACTGTTGATAATGAGACCCAGTGCATCCAGACTGCTGAGAAGTTGCTTTGTGAGGCTGACGAAGACCCTATCAGGAGCCATTGGCGTAGTTGCCTATCGGCTCAGGAACACAAGTCAAAACCTATACTAGTCGGAGCGTGGCGTCTTGCAGTGCTCAACAAATGGATGAACGGTATCAGCACTCCGAAGAAGCACGAGACAAAGCGGAATCTAGCCCATGCAAACACAATCGCAAAGATTGACGCTATGGCAGCCTACATGATGGAAAATGCATCCAATGCACCTACTGAAGATGCATCAAACAACAGAGAGCTTATGGTGATTGAATGAAGATAGGCAACATTGCCGAAATGGATTTATTGCAGTTTGTGGATGACAAATCTGTGTTCAGTTATGCAGCCAAGGCAGGACTTGCTTGGAATCAGAAGAAAGACCACTTCCTAATTACAAACCTACGCACGAAACAAAACACCAAGGTGACAGCCGAATCGTGCGTAGATGCATTGCGTAAGTACTTGTCTGATAACGCTTACTAAGCGAAAGACATAGTCCTCTTTTTTGTACATTCGTCATAGCAGTCAACTGCTGCATCAACGATGTCATCATGCCGCCCCATAGGAAATTGTCTGAACTCATCGAGAACAGGTGTATTCCATGCGGCGGCTATCATATTGACGTTAAAGTTGTTTACCTGAGCCGCAAACGGTTCAGCCCTTAGCGTCTTGTTTCCAGATGGACTTTGGATGCTTACACGGTATCCATGAAGCATTCTGAGTAAGTATCTGGCTTGACTCTTTCCTGCCTGTGCTGGGTCTTGTGGAAGCCGTATAGTGACATCCTTACCATCCATCTCAGCAGTTCTATAAATGATGTTGTCACGCTCATCCACGTCGAACTGACCGATAACTACATCGAGTATCCAGAAGCGTCCGATGTTATCAAGAGCACCCTTGACTCCAACAGTGTAGTCTCCAGCACCACGAGTAGATGCCAAGTCCCAAGCACGTACAACACGTCGGAACCGACCAACTGAAAGTGGAAGTTCTTGGAATGCAGAGATTCGGTCTTGGCGTATCATCGCACCAGAACGCTGGGTTGGTGACTGCTGATACAACGCTTGCCAGCCGTACTCACCTTCGTTCTGAAGCATGACGGCTTTGATACGCATCAAGTCTTCCACGGAGTAACGTTCTGGCCAGAGTGACTCACCCGGTTGTCGCCCTAGTTGGTCAGCCTCTTCTGCGATTGCAGGGAGTTTTAGAACAACCCACTTGTTAGCCTCTGAGTCAATAGCACGACTGATGATGTCGTCGTGATGCCATCGTGTCGAGACGATAATGAGAGCGCCCTTGGGCTCAAGGCGCGTGTAGAGGTCGTCCGTGTACCAGTCCCACGCTTTGTCGCGGAACAATGCGGATTCTGCATCCTCGCGACTTCGAATCGGGTCATCGATGATAATGCGCCTGAAGCCCACACCAGTTGGAGGAGAGCCCACGCCACGCGCCATGAAGGTTCCTCCTTCAGGCATTGACCATTCATCCTGAGCTGTGTTGTCCTTCGAGAGTTTAGTCCTGGACGAAACGATCTGTCTGGACTTCCTGCTGAAGCGTCTCGCGATGCGCTCATTGTAAGCAGTGACCAGCACGTTCGCGAACGGGTCTCGCTCGATGCAATAGGCGCCGTATCGCACCGTGACTGTCTCAGTCTTCCCGTGGCGCGGTGGCATGTGAATCGCGAGTCGGTCAATCTCACCGCGCTCGACTGCGTCCAGATGCGAAGCGATGGCGATGAGATGCCGAGCGGTGTACGACCAACCATTCGGGAGCGTGTCCCGAAGGTAGTCCAGATAACAGACGGCTGTCTGTGCGCTAGTTACTGTCCGGAGGTTCGGCAGCTGCGGTGAGAAGTTGAATCGAGAAGTTCGCAATGCGCTCATGGAGAGCTGCAATTTGGGCAGCTGATTGGCCATTGATGTAACGCTCACTT